TTCCCGTACGCAGCCCACCGGCAGCGATTTGATCAATTCCATTCTCTTTGGTATGAGAGAGAAGAATTGTTCGACCGCTGACACCTCTTACTGGCTTTCAAAGGCTGCCTTTTCCCGTCATCTCGCTAATTGTATGCCTGGTTTGCCTTGGTTTGCTCCTATAGGTTCATCTGTAGCTTCAGACCAATTTCAATTGGTTGCTCAGCCAGCCACTTCTCATTTTGCAGATGAGGGGGCGTTGGATGATGGCGACGTCTTTCAGCATGAAGCTTCTGCAGCTCCGCCAATCGATGAGTTTGTTCGTGAAACTCATTGGGTCGCAAAAGAAAATCGGGAGCTTGCTGGACGAGGCGGCGCCACCAATCAGTTCAAGGAAGTTGCTTTTGTAAATCCACACGTGCACAATCGTGCCGATACTGCAACTTATTTTCTGTCGGTTGAGAAACGTTTGAGTGCAAAGTCCCAAGCGCAAAACGAGCGGCGCATGGGTCAGTGTAGTCGCAAGGACATGTGTGACGAATTTGACAAGCTTGTCCCGAATGTTCCGCGCTGGAGCCCAGCGAAACATGCCGAGTACGTGGATCGCAGTGTGGTTGAGTACACTTCCACCCGTACTAAGGAGGCTGTTATGTCGAAGCTGGCCGCACATGACCCTGCTCGCACTGGTTCCGACATAAAGATCACGTTGAAGAATCAGGTCATCAAAAAGGACGAAAAGCGGCACAAAGTCCAGGCCATACCTGGGCAGTTGGTCCACGAGTACGACATTCAACAGACGTTGACTGATGCGCCGTTTGCGTTGTTTTTGGAAGACGAGTTGATTGACTCTTTTCCAAGTAACTTCATGTTTTATCGCAGGATGAGCCCACAGCAGTTCATTGACGCTTATCGCAAGCGTTGGAGGGTTAACAATGGCGTTTATTCCTCCGACGTCACCCGTTGGGACGTGGGATGTGACGCTGGAATGTTGAATTTCGACGTTCATGTCATGCGTCGTTGTGGTTTTCCAGCAGATTATGTTGCCGCTTACATTGAGCGTCGTCTTTCGTCTAATAGTCAGCACGGCACCATGGGCACAATGCAGAATTCTGGTGACCGGTACACTTGGTCTTTGAATTCTATTCGACGAGCCGTTGTGACGTCATTGATTAATGCCGTCACCGTCGATGACACGGTTGCGATCAATGGTGACGACAGTGCCATTGATCGATTTGCTTTGTCTGCCACTTTTCCGGACTCGCCTTGGGAGTTTAAGGATCAAAATGGCATGCGTGGCGAGTTCAGTGGGTTCGAGTTGGGTGGCGATTCTCCTGAATATTCCGCCGGCGGCATCTTGTATCGCACCATGATTCTTGAATCCCGTGACCCTTCAGCGATGGACAAGTGGGTCAATTATCTCGGTTTACTGGAGTTTGCTAATCCTGACACTCCCGAGGCTGCTGCTGTGGCCATGTCGGCGGAGCAACACATGCGTCCAGAGCTTTTTGCTCGTTATTTGCCCACCGCTCTACGTTCCTTGTTCACTAACAAGGTTTGGTTTAATTAGTCTTTATTTGGTTTCCGTACTTTGTTTTCTTGTTTTGTTT